AAAGGTTCAACGCTCAAAATGATAGGTTAAACTTCGGGCAGAAAGGCGGGCAAGCATTAGAAATGATTGCCCCACAACGTAACACAGGCACACAGGATTTACAGAATTTACAATTACAAGTAAGTGCTAACAATACGCTGAACAATGCGCTTGCCGAAAGGAACTCACAACAAATGGAGTATGAAGCACAATTAAGAGAATCGCAAGCTGCTGCACTTACTAATAATTTAATGAATAGCGTAACCGGATTATTTACGGCTATGCAAAACGGTGCAAGTTTAGGCGAAGCATTTGGTAATATGTTTAAGCAAATTGCTATTGATATTGCAAAAGCAGCAGTTCAAGCAGCAATATTTCAGGGTATTATGATGGCGTTAAATCCGAAGGAAGCCGGAAAGTTTGGCGTAGGATTCCTTTCGGGATTTAAGAAACTACTCGGCTTCTCCCAAGGCGGCACCGTATCCGGCCCACAATCCGGTTACCCTGTAATGCTACACGGCACAGAGCATATTGTACGCCCCGACCAGATGAAATCCATCATCGCATCGGCATCGCAGATGGGGGGGAGTTCAGGCGGTAGGGTTGAAGTGTATGGAAGGATAAGAGGTAATGATATTTATCTATCTCAACAACGTAACGATACGTTTAGAAATTTAACTACTTAAGATGTGTAAGTTACTCATAATTGATGTTACGGTATCGGATATAACTGCATCAGATGATGGGGTAGTATATTTTCGGTTTATTGAATGTGGGGCAGTATTTGGAGAAACAACAGAGATAGGATATACAAGCGGGCGTAGTGATTTTAACACTGGCTATTGCATGGATGTAAGCGCAGGGCCGAGCAGTTACGAATGCTTTATATTAGTCAGTGGCGTAGAAACGATAGCAACAGGTGGCAGCGGAATAACAGAGGGAGATACCTGTTCGGGCAGCGATCCGGTAGAAGTGCCAACGGTTATTGTACCACCGCCATACGGAAAGAAATACACCCTATCAGCAGTAGGTAAATCGGGGCATACTTTCACGGCTGAAATATGGGAGAAAGAATACACAGGCGCAACGTATCAGATAAACACTTCTACCAATCCATTTGTTTTGGATTGCCTTGCATCCGGCGATGACCCATTCCAACCCATACTTCCCACAACATTTACCATACGTGCAGACTTTACCGAATTTGCAGGCCCGTGGCCGGACTTTCTCACAACGGATGACAGAAAGTATCATGTAAGGTTCTATGCAAACGGTACAACATACCTGTTATGGAAAGGGTTTATTTTAATGGATACTATCTCGCTGCCATTTACAACAGGTCGGCAAATAGTTGATATTATTTGTGTAGATGCGTTAGCCTTGCTTAAATCTGTTAACTATATTCCAGGGGTTGCGCTGCTGACAAGTACGGAAACTTTACTACAAACAATAAACAACTGCCTTGCCTACTTACTTTACCCCGGAGGTTATAAACTGAATTTCGGTACTAATTACTACACTTCTGCAATGGCAGATACGAATAATTCATTCAGGCAGATATACGTTACACAATGCAACTGGCAAGATGATTCTGATTCTTACCTAAGTTGTTACGATATACTTGAAATTATTATGACCGCTTTCGGGGCGCAATTGTATCAGTCGGGCGGTGAGTGGTGGGTAACTTCTGTTAATGAAAGGACAAATAGTACCCTGCGAATATTTCAGACTGACCAAAACAGCGCAGCGGATGTGCAATACAATAAGTCAATCGGTTATACAATACAACCATATCTAAACGATGTAAGCACACCGTTCTACTTTATAAATAATGAGCAAGTAAAAACATTATCTAAGGGGTTTCAGATAGTAGAGGTTAATGGAGATGTAAGCTATTGTTACAACAAACTAATTAACGGTGATTTTGCCAAATTAAGCAATCCTACTTTATCCGCTCCGGATGGTACACCCGATAACTGGACTACTACAATCGGTACGGGGGGAAGTGTTAATGAGAGTATTGTTAGTGGTATAACAGGATTGGATTTAGATTCTGGAACTACTAATACTACATTGTTATCCACTCCGGTATTGATTGATGAATTTGATAAAGTAAATTTAACGTTACAAGCATACAAAGGGAATAATTCATTTTTGCACATAGAGATAAAGATTGATGTGGGGGGCGGTAACTTTTATAAGTATGGCAAAGGGGTAGGGGCTGAACCTGCATGGTTATACAATCCATCTACTGCGAATGGGGCTTATAGATACGAAGTAGAGGCAAGTGCAACACCACAACCTGTAACAATAGAAACGGTGGGCGCACCTGCATCGGGTACGTTAGAAATATCGTTTAGGGTAGGTTTTCAAGTATCGGGGGCGGCTACTACTGCATTCTTTGCCAATGCCCGGTTAACGTTTCAGTCGCTTTATACAAAGGCAGCATACAAAAATTTTAACAGCAGTTCACCGTATAAAAAAGAAGTAACCGTTAAATTAGGGGCATATACCGTACTCGGTGTAGTAATTTCACGTAGCCAATCGCAATCGCTACTTACCGTATCAAATAACGGATTAATCAACTGGACAAGGTACGGAGATAGCAGCGTTACTTATAGTAACCTTGCTTTGATGTTACTTTCTCAATATTTTAACATATTTAGTAAGCCACGTGTTAATTTATCGTTTACGCAGTACAATGTATTCAATGAATCGGGTAATTATTTTATAGGATTAGTTAATAGTTTTGCAGTAACCGACCCATCCGGAACTATATCAATTAACGCATTTAAATATATTTTAGGTGCTTGCACTATTGATTATGTGAATAATACGATAAGTGGTACTGGATTACAGGTTGCCAATACTAATTTAACTTACACCACAGATGTAAATTTAACACTAAACAAATGACCCCCGTAACAGGCCAAAAGCTAAACATATACCGCTATAATTCAATCGCAATGACCGACACACTCATTGCATGTGCAAGGAATTGCACTTTCAGCGTAAATGTGAATGAGGTAGAAACCACAGGCATCGCTTCTGCATGGTTTAAAGAATCCCGCCCGGATGTGGCTTCGTGGAGTATATCCTGCGATGGGTTGGTGGTTTTGGATGACTATTCGTACCTTTTTATGCTCAATAGTCAACTTGCGAGAGAGATAGTATCCTTTAAATTTGTCATTGATAATGGTACTGCCGGAGGGTTGGTTATTGTGTCGGGTTTGGTGTGGCTGCAATCAATATCATTACAGGGTAATAATAAGGATGTAAGTACCTATCAGGTAACCTATCAAGGTACTGGAGCTTATAGCTTAGCAGGCACAACGGTTACACCTACAGGGGTAGTTATAAGCGGAACTACAACGCAGGTGCTACAATACTCCGCAGGGGGCGGGGAAACTTCCATTGTTATACCGGGTGGTGCGGGTAAAACAATGCTCTATGGATCAAGGGGCGGTACATCGTTTGAAACGATTGTTTATTCGGGAGTACCGGGAACAGGGGCAAAGTGGACTATCGCAAGTGGTACGCTTGAAGTAGATTCAGGTGTGCCATTCGTTACAGGTGAGAAAATTATTATTTTAGTACAATAAATTTTATATGAGAAACATTATTATCGGGTTATTATTACTCTTATCCTTTGGTGCATCCGCCCAATGGCAGCAGACAGGAAGTAAGGTACGTTACGTTAATGGGTTGGGTATTCCAACAAAGGACACCGCCGCCGGGGTGAGTGCGGATAGTTCGCAGATAGTTATACGGCCGGCTGATAGCTCTCTGTATATTAAGTATAAGCGGACATGGATTAAAGTAGCTAACGGTACGTTGAGCGGTACAACCAACAGAGTTGCAAAATTCACAGGTGCAACAACACTCGGCAATTCACAAATAACCGATAATGGTATAAGCGTTGGTATTAACCAAACATCACCTATTTATCCATTACACGTAACCTCCGGGGGTAGTGCAGTTGTGTTTACAGATGCAGGTAATGCGGCAGTAATTCTAGGAACTAATGCAAGTGCAACGGCATCAGCCGAACTTTCGCTAAGAGGGAGTATTTTAACAATGACAGGGGCAGGTATTAATGGCGCAGAACACGCAAGAATTAATGCGAGTGGTAAT